GGTGAAAACATTTCCAAACTGTTGTTTGAGTTATTTAATTTGGGATACTGAATAATTTTTGCCGGAAGCTTTTTTAAATATCCTTCGTATACATGTAACCTCTTTTTAAGTATTTCGTCCCAATGGTCAAGTTGCACAAGTCCCATAGCTGCCTGTATGTCTGTCATTCTGTAGTTGTAGCCCATGTAGGATGATTCCAGCCACTGATCGCCCTTTTTGCGCCCCTGGTTGCGTTGCGCCTGGCAGTATTCGGCTATGTCTTGGTTGTCGGTGACTATACAAGCTCCTTCGCCGGTACACAATTGTTTATTTGGGTAGAATGCATATACTGCAGCGTCGAACGGGCGGGACATTTTGCTGCAGAAACTTTCGCAAGCATCAATTATGGTTTTTGTACCATATGTGTACCGCAATTTATTTGTGTCACAAGGCGAGCCAAACACATCCACGGGCAGATATGCGCCTTTTTTATTATAAAAACTGCTGTACGGTATTTTAGAAAAGTCAATATTGTAAGTATCTCTGTCGATATCCACAAAAACAGGCTTTGCGTCACAATGAACTATGACGTTTGAACTGGCTATGAATGAAAAAGGCGTAGTAATAACCTCATAACCTGGGCCAACGCCTATAGCTTTAAGGCACAAGAATAATCCGGCAGTACCGGAACTGACAGCAACGGCATAGCGGCAACCGGTATAGTCTGCAATGCGTTGTTCAAATTTTTCCACGGCAGGGCCTTGCGCAATAAACCCGGACTTGATTACTTTATTTACAGCCTCGCATACTTCGTCGGTGTAGGAGAGGTAACTTGGTTTACTCAACGGAATTCTATACACGTTTCAGCCCTCCCAACAAATTGCGTTGATATACTTGCGTGTCGGTCTTATAAATTTCAAGTATTTTGTCAGGCAGTTTCTTTTTAAGAGTTTCGTTTACTACTGCTCCTGCTTCAACTATTGCCATGTTTGCTATCGCTTCAGGTGATATTTTGAACATGATTTCGTTGTAGTTGTTGGCAAGAATGTCATTGGCTAATTGTTGGGCTACAAGTTCAATTGTGCGGTTTTTAATTGATTCACATAAGTTTAAAATTTCTTCTTGCTCTATGGACATTTCGTATAAACGGCTCATTGTGTCGTAATTGGTTTTAGGTATTATGTTCATGGTTTTACTCCTTTAAATAAAATTAGGGTAGTTTAATCATTTTTATGTGCTGCATAGTTGAACAGTAGAAATGCGGATACAAGGATGATATAGACAAGTAGATAGATCATAGCGACTCCTTTGTCCGGATACCGGCGGAATCTATTTCACAGCTTTTAGGCTCCGGTTTCGGGTAATGTAATAGTCTGCTTCTTATGTCCGCCAAAGTCTTGTATGCGGATTCAAGTGTTGCCTTGATGATTGTTAATATATCATCAAGTGAATAAGGCTCTTTGGCGTTTTGCGTTTCACTTGTCGCTGGCCCGAATAGATTACTTTTGATAGCGTCTGCAATGTTGTCGATTTCGCGTGACATTCCCAAGATATTGTTGCAGTTGTCTGACAGTTGCTGTTCTGGTGGTGTGCATTGTCCCGCTGCCAGTGTTGATATTTTTGCGTTTTCGTACATGATAAATCCTCCTTTATATTCGTAGGCTTATTGCCTTACGGTGCTGGATAAAAGTCTAGCTTGTGTTTGCATATTTAAACCACCACGAAACAATATTTCTAAGGTCATCTATGTTCCCTTTTTTCTTTTCTGTTGGTCTCTTGGGAAGAGGGTATAATACTTGTATTTCTTCGGGCATATTTTGTAATCCCCATATTATAACTACTGTGAAAACACCTGTGTTTATCAATGCATTGAACGTAAACCATTGTCCTTGATTTATTTTTACTCCTGGTTTTTTAGTCTCCAGTACAAGAAACTTTCCTTTTCTCTCTACAAATCCGTCAATGTCGGTGGGTTCAATTTTTGTATCTCCAAAGCACCCTTTCAATATGTCCCAATCCCAGATGCCTTCCATGTATAGCTTTGCATTCTGGATTGTCATATTTCATTCCCCCAACTGTCCCAGCCTTCTATTGCCTGTCTTGAAAATAGTTCTATGCGCGGCAATTCCCCAACAAGCCTTGTAATAAGCCCACGTGTTATTGCAGGCTTTTTGCTGTGTTCATCTATCGGCGATTCAATTATCTGTGATATGCTTGCATCCAGCCTTGTTATATTTCCTTTGGTTGCTATTAGACATAGTTCAGAATTGGCGCGTGTCCAACTTCCGCAACCGATAAATGGTGTGTCAATGTTTTTATTCTTTTTAACCCAAACAAAGCCAACTGTTTTATACTTAAATCCCCAAGATTCAATAACTTTAAAACTATCCTGCAGCATGGGACATGTAACCCATAAAAAAAGAATGCAGTTATCGTCAGATATTTTACCGATAGGTAGGTTGCATATATCATCAACCGGCATACACCTATAATGAATGTGTGGATTTCGTGTACCGGCTGGCCATTCGTTGTAATCCCAGGCTGGATCTGCATAAATTATACTGTATTTCTTATTAGTGGTGTATATATCGGTAATACCTGTTGGCTTTTCTTTATGTTCTTCAATCTTTTGTTCAACTGCTTGAATTTTTTCTTCTCGCCTTACTGTTTGATATGCCTGATTAATGCTGACTTCGCCGGATTTAATTTTTTCCTTTACTTCAGGTGTGGCTTTTTCTTCAATCTTTTGTACTTTTGTAATGGTGTCATGCGATACCCCTGCTATTGATGCAAGTTCTTTCTTGGTATCTATTGGCTTATGTTCTGGTTTTTCAGGAGTTTTGCATAATGGATTAACAAAATCAACCTTGTCAGATTTCTGACAACCTTGGTTTGCAAACACTTCGCTTTTTCTATCCCCACCTGTGGCAAGTCTTTGATTTTCTTTTGCTTTTTTTACAAACAGTTCCCTTAGCCTTAATGCCAGTACAGACCTGTCATAGGCCGATAGGTTACGCCTGCTGAATTGATTTAGTATTATCCATTCCTTTGCCTTTTCGCGGCTTTCAAATGTCTTTTCTGACGTTTTAAACAGTACGCCGTGCTTGGTACATATCTCATGCCTGTTGTGTCCGTCTATTAAAGTATCATTCCAGATAACAAGTGCATCCCTGCAACCTTCAGCAAGGATACTTTGTTCAAGTCCTGCGTATTCGTCTGCTGTCAATGGCGGGATAAGTGATCTGAATTCCTTGTCAATGTTCATAAAATACCTCACTTTCTTTCCCCACTAAAAAATGGCATAAGAAAAAGCGGGCGTGAGGTGGACCCGCTTTACAGTAGCTAACTGCCTTATGCCAATGTTTATTTTGCTAGTATAAATTTGATACTAGTTGTTCTGCTTGACTTCGGTTTCCTTGCCTTCCTGCATGTCAAGATACTTTTCTATTACCCAAGGTGGTAAATGGCCTTTAAGTTCATCCTGGAAGGCTATAAACAGATACAAAGGCAGATACAAAGTAGAATTAAAATAAATAGGATTGAAGCAGTAGTATTCAGCCCCGTCAAGCACTATGGGCTTGATTACCGTATTGTTCAAGACTTTATGCCAGAATGGATTGAAATTGTTCCGATGCAATACTACGATCTTCCTTATATCTTCTTTTGATAGCGGGTATATCTTACCGCCGCTTCTGTACGCCAGCATATTAGAACTGGAATAAATAGATCTTGTAAGTCGGTATATCTTACCCACTTCTGAATCTGTAAAACAGTCCGGCAAAGGAATATCCAGGTAACTCCTGACATTCAACGATTTGTATTTAAAATTATATCCCCTTCCTGCCTTAAAAGGACTGTAAAGCTTGATTTTCTTATCTTTTACCAGTTCGCCGTTTTCTGTTATGCTTTGTTTTGAATAATATCTACTCATTTTCTTTCACCTCATTTTGATGCACTGAAAACAGTGCAAAAATTAAAAAATATGCACTGAAAACAGTGCATACCAAAATTGAATTTTTCTTTACAGTTTACTACATTTACGGATTTTGTCCCGACAAACACGTATAATACAATATGTTAATACGTATCTGTCAAACCCCAAACTATCAGTACCACTGTTTTGAGGTGAAATT